ATGATTAAAGAGCACTACAAAGGGGCTTTTTGCAAAATTACTCACTGCATTGGCGCTGCTCAATCATTAGAAGATGCATTGAAAAGTGTTAAAGCAAAGAAAGCAAAGTCCATGACGACCCAGCTTATTTTGCAGATTGAGCGCATGGCAGCAGGCGAGCGTATGTCGAACCTAACCGTTCGTAAAGAAGGTGTACTTCCCTCGTACAAAGGTAAGCAACCTAAGCATTTTTATGCACTAAAAAGAATTCCGATAAGAGGATACTATTGGGAATCAGAGAGCAATGACCAAGTATCTTTCATAAGCCACTATATTTACAAAGATTTTGATGACCTGCATAGCTCAGACACCACTCGTGTCTGTAATAATTGGCATCGTATAGAGAACAACGGTGATGACTGCTAAAATCCATATCAAAGATGAACCGTACAACTTGCCCCACGCCGAAGGCAGAGAAATGGCATATGAACGCTTAATCTTCAATACTACTGAAGATATCTTGCTTGCGATGGAAGATACCGGCTTTTCACAAGCTGATCTTGCCAGGAAGCTTGGTAAGACTAGTGCGCATGTGTCTCAGTTGTTAAATGGCACAAGAAACATGACGCTCAAAACCCTTTCTGATATCACTTATGCGCTCGGCGTAGCTACGCGTGTCAGAATTTACCACAAAGGAATTGATGTTTCCCATCCTATTGTTCCGGCGACAACTTCCTATTCGTCAGATCTGGAGCGAATTTGCGATCCTGAACCGTTAAAAATCACTTTACATATCAAAGGATTTGAAAAGGTAATCCCTAATGCTTTCTGAAATCAGTTTGGATAAAGTTTACTGTGCATCAGTAGATTTTAAACTCCCCGAAGAGAAAAGAGGGACGGGTAGCGGGGGTGGAAGTTTTCATGTCGATTTTAAAGAAATTGTTCTTGAAGCCAACAAAAAGTATCTGAATGGTGATGAAAAAGTAAAAGTACTTGAAATGACAGCGTTGCCAGTTATGACTGGTTTTGACGGTGGAGATAAAAGCCAAACTTTTAGACTCGCCCTCGAGATAAAGATGTTTTTTACTTATCGCGAAGAACTGACACTAAGCTCAGATTTCTTGAACGAAAACATTTGGTACTTCAAGAACTTAATTTGCATTTATTATAAATTCTATGCGGAAGATATTCTCAACAAGTCACCACTCAAAGGGATTGAGATCCCTCCACACCCTGATGAATAACCGTTACATCTATTAAACAACTGTCACTAATTCAGTGCAAACCCTGGTGCCATGGATAAGTTAAAAAACTCTGAGTCCGGCAGCCTAGATACACTAATAAGCAGCTTAACAAGGTTGCTTTTTTTATGTTTTTTTTAGTGAATAAAACATCGTGAAATGATGTTAAAAATGACCATGCAAAAAGCTTGCTCAAGCCGGCCTCCCCTATGTTAAGCCTCAAACTCATTATTTCGTAAATAACTTTTCCCAGCACTATTAACCCATCCAGAGCTTCTTCGTCGACTGTTTCACCATCAGGTGTAAAGATGCCTGAGCTGAAGAGTTTCCCAGTTGTGGGTAATCATCGAATTGAAACACAACAGTATCGGCAGAATTAGCAGCTAACGACCGATAAAAAAGTAGAAATCCCTGTGGTATATGAACGCGAATCATGTTTTCCGGATTATGAGTCAATGTTGTTCAGGTTAAGTCGCTCCTCAATATAATGAGGAGTCATTAATGGGATTGCCATATCAGCATCCCACATGTAGAACGTCCGGAGCGCTCTGAATCATCAAAATCGAAATTGCTAGCTTCCCAAGATTGATTCGCTGAAACATTTCGAATGCGTGATTATTTGTGCGCGAAATTCTTTGTGTTTTTGAGCTTCAGGAGCCGACCATAGTGTCAGTTTTGTTTCGTCTGTAATTTGCAGTTTATCGTGGCCCTATTATTGTTAAAGTAACGATATCCATCTTTAACCTAATTAGATCCACCCCTGTGCTAAACAAATTGAGCCCGCCGCCATGCGGACTTTTTTTTGTGATTTTTTAGCGATTATATTATTGGCCGGTTGTCCTCGTGGAAGGTTGACACCATGAAGGTTACCTTTCCCAGTACCACTAAATCCTCCATAGAAGGCTCCTCAAGCGTTTCGCCGTCTCGGGTGATATTGGCTTGCCAACCGCCCTCTCGCTATACAGCTCGAAACAGAGGATATCCCCTGACATTGGCTTAGAGCCGGAATCCATCAGATGAATAACGCCGTTAATTTCAAACATGGTCACACTGGGCCGCACCTGGCAGATCACATTCAGGTCGATCCGGGTTTCAGCGTAGTCCTGTGCCGGTGATGGAAATCTGATATTAGTAACCTCCTTTGTTTGGATTCAACAGGAGGAAAGTCTGGCGCTGGCCCTCTTCCATCGAAATGTTCAGAAAGTTCCCTTGATAGCGCTAACGACATCACCGCCAATGACTATTAGGCTAAGAATCTTACGCGCGCGGATAAATGCTTGTGTGGTTCGACAGTAAAACCGTAACTTTTCTTGGCTGCACGGTCGTTTTTTTGTGCCCGTTGCCCCCCAAAGCACTTACGCATCAGAACCATCCCAACTTTGACAACCTAAGAACATACCTAGAGCCTATGCTGCCAATGAGTAGTAGGCTGAAGATTCTACATATGCGGATTACGTATGTGTGGTTAAAGAGCTTTAATCATTTTCCGGCCTTAGTGCCGGGATTTTTTTGCCTGAAATTCAGCTATACTGCTTCTGGTGCCAAAGAGCACCTAGTAACATAGAAGTATCCCAACACCGATTCTCCCGCCCAGTATAGCGGGATTTTTTTCCTGTAATTTGCAAATTAGACTGGTACTACTATCATTACATTAACGATATCCATCGTTACCTCATAAGATCTACCAACCTGTGCACCACAAGGATTCGGCCCGCCGCCAAAGCGGGCTCTTTTTTTGGTTGCTGTCTCACTTGATCCGAGGAGGTAGATATCCCTACAATATTTCGCCATATGTACAACTACCCCTGCAATGATTCGAAGTTACCCACTTTACGAAACCCTTACGCGACTTATATTTCCAGTAGGGTAATATAACTCTTCTACAGGTGCGATGGTGTGTGCGTGTGGTACAAGATGAGATATGTTTTCTTACCGGCTTGGATGGCTGGATTACAAAATCCTTAATTGCCCTGAGTTCCTAAAGGTTTCCTCAACACAACCGATAATCAAGAGGATGGCAGATTACCCTGACTTTTCTGGTGTAAAGTTGCTGAGGGTAACGTTGCCGCATTGAGAGTAATACTTTGGATTCTGATTCCCGGCTGGCATGCCGGGATTTTTTTGGTTAAATTAAGCTATACTACTAATGTGCCTTAGAGCACCATTGACGATGAAGTACCCCAACACCGATTCCCCCGCTTTCCAGTTGGCGGGATTTTTTTGCTGTAAAAAAATTCAGCACTTTTAAGCTTTAACTACCCCTCAAATTATTAACATGCTAATAATTTTAAAGATTAACTCACCTGTTCGTTAAGTATTAACTTCCTATAAAAAATATATACGCATTGTAGTGACACCAATACGAAATATCCCCTAAAAAATTGACACATTCCATTTCCAAGTTAAGATGAGTATGTAACGAATTTTAGCCCGCCTGTGTGCGGGCATTTTTTTAACTTGCACACATATAGTTTCATCAGTTATTTTTTTAAGGCGAATTATAATAACCCTAATTTGTTAACGAGAATGCTTATTAATTATCCTTTGATTCATTCCGTTGCCCTCTAAATAATTACACCTGTCACTTTGTATAATTCCTTTTTTTGGGCACTTGATTCCGCAGTATCACACACATTATTTATCTGGTATTTAGCAATTACACTGTCGGATTTCAGGTGTAGACTTGCTTTAGCCTATCAATAGGTTATGCTTAAATTGACGAAACCCATTCGTTATCCGATTAGACAAAAGTTTGGACATTTGGCCTGCTCCTCTGCAGGCTTTTTTTTTTGCATTTACTCCGCTGTGCTCCAATATTGGCCCCGTAGATTGGAGTTCTCATTGCCGTCACTTTTTCATCGTATGCAACTATGTAGGGCTAGAAGGCCATGTAATGTCAGGCGCTTTTGAAGTGTCTACTACCTGTAAGGTCTGAACATATCTCATCCAAAGCGTAAGTGCCTCTTTATCGTCATCTGTGATAATTCCTAATTGCAATTGGGCCTGCCAAGACTGTGTTAATCTATTGGCATTACTGAGCAATGCAGCCTTTTGTGCATTCGCAGCACTAACGTCAGCCATTTGTTGAGCTTTGACATCCGTAACCCATTTCTCGCCATCCCATTTATCGTATAGAGTCGCAGGCTTGAGTACCGTTGTGGCGCTAGGATATTCTCCCAGTGATTCAATCACAACGACTGAACCGTCATTAATTGAGTAGACTTTTTCCCCACGGTGATCGGCTTTAATCACCCAGCTATCATTTATAAAGACAGCTGCCGAACCGTTAGATATTTCAGGCGGTGAAAGAGTCGTCGAATTTGCCGGTATTCCTATCCCCTCCATAAGATACTCAGTGGTTTCACCACTGTATTCGCCTGTATCAGCAACATAGTTAAAAACCTTCAAATAACCGCCTGACACCGCCAAACCTGCGGAATCAATGACGATTCTATTCTGTGATTCTCCCGCTGTTAAGTTTCTCATTATGCTGCTCTCACAATGTAGTTGAATGCAATATTTCGTGGGCGATTTTCCGCCGCAGTAGGAACTGAACGGGACGCGTCAAATCCAATGGTGTTGGCAGCTTGTGACCCACCGGTTGCTGCTGGAACTGACACCGTTCCCGTATTAACCGAGGTGGTCATTGCTCCCGACGCCTGAGATCCTGTTCCGGTGTAAACAGGGGAAGCTGAGCCACTGATATTCCTGATTGCATCGCCCTGAGCAGATATTAATACACGCGATGTATCTACTCCCCTCCCGTCATCCCACCCACGAAGGAATTCACCACGGAGATCAGGCAATTTAAGCGAAGGGTATGCCAGAGCAAGGGCCGGATAGGTAGAACCGTTGAATGCCGCGCCATTACATTTCAGCCAACCTGCCGGAGGAATTGCTAATGGGTACGGCAACGGTATACCCGCTGGCAGAAGATATAATTTCCCCATTGCGCTCAGTAACTGTGAATTTGATGACTTGCTTAGAGCAAGTCCTGCAGCCTCTATTACTGCAGCAATTTCTTCCTGAATAGAGTCAAAAAAATCAGCATTCAGGGCAGTGGGCAATTCACCAGTTTGAGGGTTACCACCAGTAAACCCATTTTTACCCGCGCCAAATTTATCAACCTGCGCGGTAGATGTATCAATACGATGCATATTTACTCCGGATATCTGAAAATAACGTAGGTATGAGATGGGGCAAGTTTATTCAGTACGCACTCCGCTACGGTGTCGCCCCAAGTTCTGAGGCTATCCGTGCAGTTGCTGATAGCTGTCATGGGAGTGATCATCGTCGCTGCGGGCATATTAACCTGCCAGTAATAGCGCCATTCTTCGCTATAAAGCGAATCAGTGCAGTCAGACAGGCAGGTAAATTGGCTCTTGCCGTAGCGGGTAATTGTTACTCCCGTATAGCCGAGCGCCTTTAGCTGTCCGAGATAAAATGACTCATTTATACCACCAGGCAGGTTAAGCTTTGCGTCAAGACGCTGGCGACGCTGCTGAAGCGTCTGCCCCCCCGGAGGTGCGCAACTATCTGGCAGACCGCTGATTGCTTCATAACGGTCAATAAGTTCGGTAACGGACCTTGGGTCTGTTTCCAACATCAGGGCGTCACCCCGCCCATGAACTGCCGCAAGTGAGGGCGCAAGACCGGTCAGCAACAGGTCTTCAGAATCCCATGCAGGGCCTCTCGGCAGTAACGCGCCAAGCATCTGCCGGTATTGCGCCGTTAAGTCCATGAGATTGTCCCCACGACGCCCACTTCACCTTTGCCGATGCTGATATCAGCCACCGGGCTGACCAGCGTATGGCTGTACTCTCCCGTTGCGATACTGATTGCTTCTCTGATACGTGAAAGTTTAAGCACGCCTTCCGGCACGCCATCACGCAGCATCATTGAGCGCAGCTCTGCATCGACGGCATAGCGCACCGCTGTGGAGTCCGGGTTTAACCGTATCTGAAAATCAACGATATGTGGTGTTGGCGCAAACACATAAATATCCGCACCAGCCACGGGGGCCAGCGGTTCAATGTAGGCCTTAACGGCGGCAACGGTTGCGGCGTCAGGGATCGGATAAATCAGGTCGCTGTTTGCCACCATCACGCCCACCGTCCCCCGCCCGCTCCAGTGCCGGTATGTCCAGGCGCGGGTAATGCCTGCCACCTCTTTGGCCCACACCTCATAATCACCGTCCGCACCACCCTGCGGCGTCCAGTACCATCGTTCAATAACGCGCGCACGCCAGACTTCTAAATCTTCGACGTCAGCGCCGCCCTGTATGCTGTCCGCCACGCCCGCAGAGGTCAGACCGGTAACAGGACTGACAAGCCGCATAGCCAGCCCGTCATCCGTATTGCCAGCCTTGCCCGCCGTATTGCAGATAACCGGCACACGCAGAACGCCACCCGCCGATGTAGCTTTTGCAGTCGTGGTGAACGAAGTCAGATCGTCACGCTGAATTATCACACCGGCAGGAATGGGGATGCCGTCCGTAGCAACGTCCCACCTTGCAAATCCTCCTGCAAATGTCGCAGCCTTACGGGGACAACGCTTCATATTTGCGTGTCGGGACAGCCAGTCTTCATCTGCCAGATCAGGCAGAAGGTTACGGGCCAGATAATCAATGTAGCCATACACGGTATGCACCGCGGCGGCCTGCACTCGTCCATAAACTTCAGCATCAGTGCGACGCAGTAATGCCAGAGTCGAGTCAGATGCCAGTCGGGTGAGAATGTCATTGCGGATAGTGGTAATTAACTGAGGGAGTGTCGGGCGGGTAAATCCACTGTCAGCCATTGAGTTCACTCCATAAATCATTAAAAGAAAATGCCGTGCGGTTGCCGTCTTTCTGGCTGATTACCACTGAGGCGCTTAGCGTTTTAATCCCGGTTCGCTCAGCCGTCACATCCACCCGCGCAGCCACGCCGTCATCCACCAGCCACTGCAAGGCCTGGCTGATATATTCGCGGGCTTTCAGTGGGGTTTTGTTGGTGAGTTTCTGGCGACTGAGAAGATAAAGGCGCGATCCAATGCGGTCGTTCTGAATGGTCGGGAAGCTGTCGCCCCACCAGCCGTTATCCTGCTCGGGATTATCGTCTGGTTCAGCCTTTCGCCAGGAGAACAAAGAAATAATTACCGCGCGTGTCAGAGGATCGGGCGGCCACGTTACGTCTCGCTGGACGCCGTTGATAACAATAATCATACCGCCTCCATTTTCTGCGTTGTCGCATCGGTAGTGCCGCCGCCATCGCCGTTCTCTTTATGCGTGTGCCCGTTATATGAAATGCGCATATCTGACATGGTCACGCCGGAAGAATCACACCTGTCTTTGATCTCACCGGTCGCCTCGATGTCCATTTCAAACCGGGCTTTCGGCGCGTTGGTAAAGGTAATCGGCTTGCCTGCGCCATCGACGACTATCCCTGCGCGGGTCAGCGTGACTGACTGCCCCTGATCGTCATAAACCGCCACTTCGCCGGATGCCAGCCCTTTGATACGGTAGCGCCGATCAGATACAACCAGCACCACGCCGTGAGAGCGATCCCCGTCAAAATAGGCGGCCACAGCTTCAGCACCCGTATGCGGTGCGGCGGTAAAACCGTACGGCTCCATGTGCTCGATGTCGCTTTTGCCCTCACCTCCGGCCATCTCAATTTGAAGCATCTGGCATTTGGTTGCCGTGTTAAGTCCGCGCACCACGGCGCGGGCCAGAAGATTTGAAAGCCCCCGGCTCATGCCGGAAAAAGGATTAGCCATCAGAAGTCATCCTCATCTTTCTTTTTCTTCTTACGTTTGCCGGGCTTCTCCGGTTCAGGTAGATAAGCATCCGGCGGACCGACGCGGATTTCGGTCACGGTGCCGTTTTCATCCTGCTGATAGGTCACCTCAGCGATCACCATCTGCCGGTTGTTAAAGCCAAGAACGGGGTCAAAGACGATAACCTGCAGGTTGGGTTGCCACAGAGAGCCGTCCCCCTGTCGCCAGCCATGCACGGTGTATGTCACCTCATCGGTACGCGCAGCACGCTGGCGCATCTCAAACTCCGCGCGAGCGCTGCAGGTTGCCGTAGTGGCATTGCCAGTCTGGCGGATAATCATCGGACGGTAGCGCTTCAGTCCGCCATCGATGGTCTTAGAGCGAATGGCGGTAGTTGTAGCCTCGCCAAAATCGTCGTCGTTACCTTTTCGCTGCCCGGAGACCTGATAATCGCTGAACCGGTCCCGGATGCTCTTCTCGGTGTCACAGGAAAGAATGTTTTCCCCCAGCACCAGAGCGGTGTGTGCCTGCTGGCTGCCAATGCCGCCAATAACCAGGTTTCCCAGTGCGTTGTCGTACGCCAGCGCCTGCTGCAGCCCAAGCATTTTATTCAGTACGTCCATGACCGTTTCGCCCTGATCGGCCTGAATACCCTGAAGCGCACCGGATGCACCGCCCGCATCCACCACAGTGATGCTGAACGGCTTAGCCAGCTCAGCGGCCACCTGCGCCAGCGAACGTCCGGCATACTGTGACGGCGTGGCAGAGCAGTCGATGAGGTCAGCCGTTTTACTGCGCCCGGAAATACCCACACTGATGCTGCGCGCGTCATACCGTACCGGCGTCGCCTCAACGTAGCCGGTCAGCACTTTGTCGGTACCTATCAGGACCTCAACAAGGTCACCGTTTTTAATCCGGCTACTGCGGTTTGCCTGGTCGGTGTCGCCGGGCCAGCTGCGGGTAATCTCAACCGTGAAGTCGCGGGCGATACGCTCTATGCCAGCGGCAATCCTGACCGATGTCCAGCCGCCCCACTCCTGACCGTTAACGCGAAGAATCACAGTGTTGTTCATCGTACCGGCACCCTCAGTAACTGTACCGGCACGAAGCCGGGATGGCGTATGCCGTTCCGCGCCGTTATGTTACCGGAACGCGAGGCTGAGTCGTACCAATCGCCGGCAAGTACCAGTGCTGGCATCACCTGCGAAGGCGTTCGTTCAGTCATGCGCTCGACCTGTTCCAGGCGGGCAGAGATATCACGGTTAACGTCAGTTCGTACCGTGATCAGCGCCTGATAGAGCCCATCATCTGAGACGCGCTCCATCTCACGATCAATGGCCTCGTTGAGGCTGTCTCGCACCTGCGCAAGGTCATCCCATGAAATAACAGTGCTGTTATCAAGAGAGGTGGTTACGCCGGAAGAGGCCGAAACTGTGGCTGTCGCTGTCGTGTCCGAATCTGAAACCGCGTTGCCTGAATCAGAACGTATATTGCTGACGGCAGGATGCGATACTGTGACCGGCTGCTGCGGGTCCTGCTGCCGCGTGACAGTCCGGTTTGCTGGCTGTGGCAGACTTGTCACCGCATATGCCGCTTCACTGATAGCAGTAGTTCTGACGGCCTGAGCCACATAATTACGCTGTGTGGACTGCGCCTGAGTGGTTTTACTGTCAGTTTTCCAGACGCCGCGCGGAGCCAATCCACTGTCAAGCGTGACGCCTGTTAACCCTCTGATCATCGACATCAGATCCGAAGCGTTGCCTGAGAGTTTTGAACCAGCGCGCCACATGGTCTGCAGCCTGTTTACAAAATTCATTCCACTTGACGGCGGCTGAAGCAGTACGGACAGATCACCCTGCATGAGTCGTGAGGCGGCACTTACACCTGAGTCGACATACTGAAAGGCATCGGTAACGTTATTGAACATGTTCGTCGCATCATCCAGAACGCCACTTTGCAGAAAGTCAGGCAAGCCATCCATTCCGAACGCACTGAAAGCAGACGATATCGCATCATCCAGGAATGAAACGGATGAGGACAATTTCTGGCCCGTTGCCTGCCCTGCCGTAGGAAAAGACAGATCGCCGGACTCAACGAAGCTAAAACTGACGCGACACATGCGCCCTTCGCTCTGCGAATGACTGACACGCACAGCATCGTCCACAACCACGTTCATTTCACCGTAGTAGGGATGAATTAGCGTGCACGCCCCCGGCTTTTCAATGGCTTCAATCAACCGGTTACGCTGCTCAAAGAAGTCATCACCTATCAGATAGGCCTGAACGCTGAAGCGACGCGTTGCCCTGCCTAAATCTTCCGTCCACGGTTTATCGCGATTGGGGTACTCATGAACCTGCACCCGGCGGCCAAATGTGGCCTCATCTTCTTCTACCTTAAACGCGATGCCCCGCAGCGAGGCATCCTGCAGATTATCTTTCCAACTCATGCAATCTCCGGGCAATAAAAAACCCGCCGGTGCGGGTTACTGGTTTGAGAAGCGGTTATAGCCGACATCAAAGTTAAGCCAGGGTAGTGAATTACCAGCTGGCGCAACGCGCATTCCGGGAGGAGCATTTTCGAAAGAAACTCTCAATTCCCCCTGCTGCCCCTTTTGAGACTGCAAAAGGGGTTTACTTGTGTCTGCACTCTGGTCCATGCCAAGCAGTTCTTTAAGTCTTGGGATAAAGCCCTGATAGCCGCGGTCTGAGTCGGCCTGCTTTCCTTTGTTAACCAGGAGCGTTCCTACATCCGTGTTCTGTTTTGCGGCTTCATCATGCAGATTATTGACGCGCTTCATGAGATCGAAGAGCACGGAAATCGTGACGGTTATCACCCCCATGTTCGCAATGCCTTTCAGGTTTTTTGAAAGTTTCCCCGCTTCAGTATTAGCACCGCCAAATCCTTTTACCATCGCCACCAGCCACGCACCTGCAGTGAAAAAAGCAACGCCTTTTAATACATTCTCCCATCCTCCAAGAGCCTGCGCGACGCCATCTATATTTTCCCACACCTTTTTAACGACAGGGCCAGCTTGATCCCAGTTACTGACGATGAGGCTGCCTGCTAAAACCACCAGTGCGAGAAGTTTTCCCATGGTGGTCATTTTCATGACTGAGTCGAAGGTTTTGAACGCTTTGGTAGCAACACCAAAGGCCGAGGCCGTACCAAGCAAAGTAACGCCGAATTTGAATGCCCCCTTTACCATTTCGGGGTTGGTCTTCACGAACTGCCTGAACCGTTCAATCAACGGCTGCACTTTGGCGCTAAGTTTCACAATAGTTGGCAGGAACATATCGCCAATGGTAATGCTGGCTGCAGTGAACTGATTCTTCAGTAATTGAACGGAGTTGGACGTTGTAGCTGTACGCGATTCATATTCCTTCTGCATTGATGCGCCATATTGTTGCGCATCGGAAACACGACCAAAATTCTTTCTCAGCAGGTCAAGGTTGGTCAGCAATGGCGCAATTGCGCCTAAAGACTCCTTCCCGAAAAGAGCATTCATCACCGCCGCTTGTTTTTCTTTTGGCACTTTAGCGAGCGAGTCGAGGACTTTAAGCATCGCTTTTTTTGAGTCTTTCTGCATGTCAGCAGCCAGCTGTGCAGGATCGATTTTGATAAACTTCAGGGCTTTCTTCTGTGAGGATGTGGCTGATTTACCAGAGGTCAGGGAAAGCATGAAGTTCTTAATTCCCGTAGCGGCGATTTCAGACTCCACGCCCATTCCGGCAATCGTTGCACCCATTGCGGCAATCTCACCAGAGGCAACACCTGCAACTCCACCAAGTGGGCCGATCCGCGTCACTATCTCAGAGATTTTCCCGGCACTCGCCGGGCCGGTATTGCCGAGATAGTTGATTTTATCCGCAAGCCCGACAACGTCTTTCTGCGTCATTTTGAATGCGGTGCGCCACTGAGCCATCATCTGGCCTGACTCTTCAGCAGTCTGATCAAATGCAACGCCCATTTTTACAGCATCACTGGCGAACTGTTGCAGGTCTTCCCTGGCTATTCCCGCCTGACCACCAGCAGCAACGATCTGGGCAATCCCGTTCGCCGCCATTGGAAGCCGGGTTGAAAGCTTAAGCACATCCTCGCCCATTTCCTTAAACTGGGCTGGAGTGTCGAAATTTACGACTTTACGAACGTCGGCCATGGATGATTCAAATTCCATAGCCTGATTAATTGGAATCACGAATGCCGACGCGATTGCTGTTCCCATGGCGGCCGCGTTCACCATTATGTTTTTTGCGTCTTTCTGGAAACCCTTAAGGTTCTTGCTCATACCCTTAAGTGGACCCGACAACTGATCCACCGCAGTGATAATCGCTTTTAGCTGGAAACTATCCGCCACGGTTCATTTCCTCATTAATGCGGATTGCCTCCGCTTCCATTTCAAGGAAGCGGGACAGTCCTGTTTTTTTTAATTCAAGAGGGTTTATTCGCCAGAAATGGGCGGTGTTGTAGAGGCGTTTTCTGAGGTTTCCGCCGCTTCCGACCCCGTAAAAAAACCTACGATCGTCATAGAGGCCATGAAGATATCTTTCAACGCCATATTGCTTGCTGATGAACGGGGAATACCGGCCAGTACCGGGATGTATTTGAGGCATGCACGGGTATCAAGTTTCATCTCACCGTTCTCGGTGTAGTTGAACGGTATGCCCATCTGCTCAACTTCATCATAGGTTGGCTCACGGAACTCCAACACATGAAGCACCTCGCCATGTGCCTGCACAGGTTTTGTCAGCTGAAACTCACTCACTGGTAAAATCCTTCTGAGCCGTGGAATTCGAGGTCTACCGTACCCTCTTCCGCATTGTGGTTGGCTTCACCGAAATGGAAAGCTTCTGACAGCACGTAAACCATGCCGTTAGCCAGTTCGGCGGTGATAGTCATCTGGTCAGAGTCCATCAACTTAGTGACCGGAAACGCCTTCGGCACTTTGAAGGTGCCCTTAACGTAAGGGGCCCGGTGCGTCTCTTTATAATCCACGTCACCGGCAAGGCCGATAACGTCATCACGCACTTTGGTGTTCATCGGCACCTCAATGCCACCAGTCAGCGACAGCTGCTGGCCGTCCACCTTGACGTATGCTGTACCCGCAATCTTTGTCATTACGCGGTCTCCTCGCTGTATTGCAGACGGAACTGATTAAGCAGCGCAAAGACGCGCAACTGGTTGACGTAATCCGGCGGGAAAAGCACGTCTACGCGAGTCGGGTCGCTGACGTTGCGCTCTACCACCAGGTGCTGCTTGAAGAGATCGAAGTTCTCCACGATCCCCGCACGCTCCATGGTGCGATAGCTGGCGCACATCTCACCCTTCAGCACTGCAGGCGTTACGATGGCCTGCCCAGGCCCGAAGCGCGTGCCGTCATTCGCCAGCTTGTGGCGAGGGTACTTACTGGTAATGATGCTTTTCAGCTGACGGATAACGTAGGCACTGGTGTGCAGCGTTTCACTGTCCAGGTAGCTGTTATCCGCCACGCCATAAGCGTTTGTCTGATAGGTGGTAATGTCGCGCTGGATGCGCAGCACCCCACTCTCAGCGTAGGCCGTGGCAATTCCATGCTTCAGCAGTGACTGCTGCTCGGTCAGGGTGAAGCGGCTCCCTGCCGGTGCCGGTAATGCGCCGGTAAGCTCGCCGGTCTGAGTCGGGCGTGCCGGATCAACGCGGATAAATACTGCATTACGGGCGGTGCGCAGTGCGACCAGTTCATCCGCCGCCGTCTGAACAGCTGGCTCATAACCGGCTGCGGTAATGTGCTGGTTGTTCATCGTGTCGCCATAGGCAACCAGCTCTGACAGCGTGCCGATCTTCGCGGTGTAGACGTGGCCATAAAGCTGGCGCGCATAACCCCAGCGACCGGAAGAATCGTTCATCTCAAGCGCCAGCGTCGCAAGCGAGGCAGAATCACTGAACGGCGTGCCGATAAAGTCAAACGGTTCATCTCCCATTGCGGCCACAGTCGCAGCCAGTGAGGGTGAGCCCGTACCGCCCGCCATCGCGACGAGGGCAACGTTAACGCCATCGGGTGTGTTTTCGCTGCCTACAGTGCCGTAATAGTTGAGGGCAAGCGGGATATCGTTTCCGGTAAGCCCCTTGTGCCGGGCGGTGAGCGTCACCACGCCAGCAGCTGCAGCGGCGGTCACCGGTAGGTCGGCGTTAGCGTTAACAGCGGCGGCAAGCGTAGCCGCCACAGCTACCGGAGCATCGCCGGTCACCACGGCTGCCTGTACGCGCACTGCCCCGATATACAAGCTCAGCGTGCCGGATGCCTGTGCGTTACCTGTCAGCGTAACGGTGCCTTTGGCAGTTTCGCCATCCGGCTCGGTCACCGCAATGACCCACAGCTCACCAAAAGGATCGACGGCGCGATACTGCGCCACCATACGGGCCAGCTGGCTGCCACGGCCTGCAACCTTGCCCGCCAGCGCCGCTGACGGCATGATGGTGAGCTTGTTTTTGGCGATGGTGCTATCGGCTGAGGAAAAGCCAATCAGCAGTGACGGGCCGCTACTCTGCGTGGTATTCGCTTCGCTGTTGTCCATCTCCGCCCAGAACAGCGGCACGCGGAGGTCTGACGGAATAGTGGGGAACGAGACTGACATTATTCACCGCCCTTTTTCTTGGTGTCAGCAGCGGTCTTTTCTTCTTCCGCGCTGACTTCTTCGACATCACCATCCGCAATGCGGCGGTGCCAGTAGCTGCTCTCTTCGACGTTCCGGCCTTCTGAGGGCAGCAGATCGCCCCGGACAGGGTCTGGAACAGACCGCCCGCGCTTGGGTTTGATTTGCATGGTTTACTCGCTGAGGTTGATTTTGGTGTGGTGTTCGATGATGCCGTCAGGGCCATTGCCCGGATCGATGTAATCCATGTCGATATAGACTGTTTTCAGTTCATCCAGAGAGTTCAGGTCATCCTGCTGACGTGTATCCTCTTCGGTAATTTCCCTCGTGAGCATAAATTCAAGCTGGTAATAGAGCCTGCCCCGGTCCATATCCAGCAGCTGGCCCCCAGAGTATGCAACGGGGCCTGCATCCTCATCCGGCTCCCAGCCAAGTAGGGCTTTCCAGATTTCAGCGCGCACATCGTGCACGGCGTCATAACCCGCAGCCTGACCACGTTCATCGCGCGTATTGTCCAGCACCACGACTACCGCAAATCCTTCGGTGACTTTCTGCCAGTAGTCGGTCAGGGAATTCTGCTCAGCAGTCACGTCCTCTGTCGGCACCACATATGCTGCCGGCAGACGCATCTTGCCGGTTTCGGGGATAGCTTTGAATTCAGCCGCCCCTGCTACGTTGCCCGCAAACATTGGACATCGCGCCCTGAGTGCGGCGATCACCAGTGATAGCTTCATTTCTTCTTCCTCTCTGGGCGAAGTGATGTTCGCAGCGCGCGACTCAGGACATAACGCGTCCAGGCTTTACGCGCCTCAAGTACATCTGCCATGTAATTTTTACGAGGGGCTACTCGCCAGTTACCACCACCAGACTTGCCTTTGTGGTGGCTTTTTTTGCGTTTTGCGCCTCGTCGTACCCCGTAAAACAGAAAGGCAGGATAGAAGTCACCTTCAATCAGCCTGTTACCCTCTCCTCTCTTCTGGTTCGGTGCAATTCGCACCATCAGCCCGGGTCTGTTCTTTGATGCACGGGGAACGTAATAACCGATAGAACGCGCCAACCTACCGCTCCGAAAACCGGGGTTTTCTCCCGGTGCAGAGCGTCCACGACGCATTACCATCCTACGTGCATCGCGCATATGCACCTGGCCGATTTTGACAAACGCCTTACGCATCTTGCCGCGATTAAAAACAAGTTCTTTTGGCTGTTCAAAATCAACGTGCAATAGCGGCTTAGCCATACATCTCTCCAGCGCGCTCTACTGCGCCCAGCTCCTCGCATTCCAGCAGCAGGTAACGACCGGCTGAGTTGAGGTCGCGCAGGCGCTTAATGCGGTAGACGTTCTCGCTGTAAACAACTTCGAAATCGGAGGTGATCCCTTTCCGAAAGCGGATCGTCATGTAGTGGGTAATGGCGTCATCGGCCTGAACTGATTCGTGGTAGGTGGTGGCTCCCACCTGCCTGACCTTAGCCCACACGTCCTTTTCATTTCGATAAACGGGTTCAGTGCCATAGTCCGCCGCTGCCTGGTCGATTCGCTGGCGCAGATGAATGCGTTTATTAAGCTCGCCCGGATCCGGCAGCGTAAATGTTGCACTGGTTCGTGTTGATCGGATGTGCATTATCAGAATCCAGAGGTGGGTAGCCTTCTCGGTGAAAGCAGGAACTCAAAAGCTTGCGGGGTTTCAGACATCTCCAGCTCAGAAACGGAGCTTCGATTCTCATACCAGTGACTGACCAGCATTAATAAGCCCAGCCGGATATCCTCTGTAATAACCATGCCGTCCGTGTCGAGATCAGGACGGTCAAGAATCGTTTTATAGAGGTTCCGGTTGAGGTATGTGGTGGCCTTTGCTTCTGCCGCCAGCGCCAGAAGTTCAAGTTGCTGATCTTCTTCCGTGTAGTCAGTCTCAAGGCGGCACTGCAGCCGGATTTCTTCAAGTGTCAGCAGCATGACAACGCCTTATTTTTTGGTTTTTTCCTTCGCCTCAGCTGCCACTTTTGCGCTGGCTTCAGCGTCCGATTTTTCCTGCGCTTCAGCAGCGGCCTTTGCTTTGGCCTCTTCTTCAGCCTTCGCAAGCGCCTCGGCTTCGGCTTTTTGCTTCGCCTCAGCTGCCGCTTTCGTGCTGGCTTCAGCGTCCGATTTTTCCTGCGCTTCAGCAGCGGCCTTTGCTTTGGCCTCTTCTTCAGCCTTCGCAAGCGTCTCGGCTTCGGCTTTTTGCTTCGCCTCAGCTGCCGCTTTCTCCGCTACACTGTCATCGACTTCGCTGGCATAACCCAGCTTAATCAGCTCGCGACCGTGCTGCTCGTCGGTCTCGATGTTGTTACCTTCAGAAACGACGGTACCGCTGAAGTAATTCGGTTTAATAAGAAGCAGTTTCATGCTTTTCTCCTTCAAAGCGGCCCGAAGGCCGCCCGGTGACGTTTAGCCTGCTGTCGGAACAGTAAAGCTGCCATAGATGAACGCTTCAGGGCGTTTGACGGCCAGCGCCAGACGCTCTTCACAGCGGATTGAGATCATGTTCTTCTCAAAGTCATCTGAGTTCTCAGTGGAGATGACTACGTTGGCATCCTCACGATCAAACAATTGCGCAGCCGCATTGAAGGCACCGGTCAGGAATTTACCCTGGAACGCGGCAGTTTCTGTTGCCACTACCGGCAGGCCCCATAGGGTTGGACCGGTAAGCGCGGAAGGGTTGGCCAGGATGTAACGGCCCAGCGTGTCTTTTGTCAGCTCGATCTTCGCCCAGTCAATGAAGTGAAGAACGTGACCGGATGCCGGGAAGCGTGCCAACTGAGCCTGCAGCATTGCCAGTCGCAGATCATCAATACCGTTCTGTTTTTCTACTTCAAATGCAGCGGCAAATTTTGATGCCTGCGGCACGATCCCTTTCAGGTGCGCACCTGTGCCATCACCGAACAGAATTTCCTGCTCTTCGACATACTTCAGGCCATAGCGCATTTCTGCATCAATGGTAGATTGCAGCTGAGCGAAATCATCCAGAATCTGCTTGGATGCTTTGAACATGTGCGCAATCGTAGTCACCGGCGTAATCTGAGTCGCGAATGTGATATCGCTATACGGCTTCGCTGTTCCTTCTGCCACAGCCTTAGCCGCATTGGTGAATCCGGTCTGCTGAACCCAGAAAATTGCAGGTGATGAAGTGCGGCCCGGTGCAATCAGATCGCGAATGAAAAGGCGCTGTTTAGGCGCGGTATCGATACCGGGAAGGCGCTGAGGTTCGACCACGCCAGTCGCAACGTCAGTTGACAGAAGCGCTGCATTAACAGGAACGCTGACACGCTTGCCACCTTCAACGCTGGCCGCAAACGCTTTAAGCGCTTCGTTGCTGATCACCGTCTGACCTACGGTTTCGATGGTCTTTTTCGCATTAACCAGCGGCATCTGCGCAACGTGCTGCTCCAGCTCGCCCACTGATGCCTTCAGAGATTTGTTTGCTTCATTCAGCGCATTGAACTCAGTTGCGATTTTGTCCACCGCTTCCTTAGTCTGCGCTGAAAGTTGACCAGAGTTCTTAGCTTCTTTCAGTGCGTCTTCAGCTTTCTGACTGAAGGTGCCGGACACCTCTTCCAGCTTTGCAGATACTTTTTTCAGTAACTCATTTACATCTGACATGGTGATTCCTTATTAGCCGAACGCGGCCAGCGCGTTTTTAAGTTGAGCAATATTTTCAGGGTTGATTTCGTCGGTAGCGCCCGGCATACCTTCAGGAGTGGCTGCAGCGCCTGGCTTGCTGCCGGTTAATGCTTTGAGAAGTTTTCGACGCTCAGAGCGAGGCGCGTCGGTTTTTGCCAGCATCGCGTCCAGCTTGCGCAGCGCAGCTGCAGGGCTGTCATCGTCATCAGCAATTTCATCTGCCGCCAGCAGGCGATCTGCAAAACCTTTTTCAACCGCATCACTGCCGCCGATATAAGTTTCCGCATTCATCATTGCCTCAATGGCTTCGGTGCTCAGGCCAGTTCTGGCGCCATAAATATCGTTCATAGCTTTATCGAACGGTTCCATGTCCGCAGCCACTAGTGAAAGATCGTGACGGTTTCCTACCGCGTAAACCCAGCAGTTATGGATCATGATGAAAGCACCGCGGCCAATCTGAACCTCATCCCCAGCCATCGCGATAATGGAGGCAGCAGAAGCGGCAAGACCCAGCACCTTAACGGTGACTTTCCCGTGGTACTCACGCAGCAGGTTGTAAATCGCCAGACCTTCAAACATGTCACCGCCCGGCGAATTGATATTCACCGTCACGTCAGCACCACCGATGGCACGCAGTGCTGCCGCAATACGGCTGGCGGTCACACCATCGCCGTACCAGTCAGCGCCAATCACATCGAAAACTGAGATGCTGTTGTCATCATTTTTGGCGGCTTTAATGCCGCCGTTCCAGCGCTCCATGGCAGATGACGGCATATCGCGTTTTTCACGCGCAGAAGGCCGCCCCTCCGGCGCTCGCGGAAGGCTTTTCAGGGTCATTGATTAATCCTGTGTGTCGGAGGGTGATGGCACCTGAGTGCCAGAAGTGTTTTGCGGCGTCACTGAGCGATCAGGGAAAAGCCAGCTTTCAAGCGCTGCCCTTGCCTTTTCTCCACCGCTGTCACCGTCTTTGCCCAGCATTTCAAGCGGTGTGAGGTTAAGCTGAACGGTATAGATATCACCGCCATCAATTGGCGGAAGATTCTCCAGGCGGCGCACGTCATTACGCGACATCCATCCGTTCTGCAAAGCGGTGGTGTAATAAGCTGAGCGTCCGGCGCTGTCAGCACGCAGCAGGCCCTCAACGGCAAATTCAGCAAAGTAATCCTCATCGCCATTGAGAAGGCAGCGTGATATTTCCTGCTCAATATTTATCAGCTGAGGTCGCAGGGTGTTGGTGAGAAACTGCATATTCATTCCCTCAACGCTCGACGACCAACTGCTTTGCTTCGTCGTGTGTCCGACCATAAAAGGCGGTACTCGAAACCAGCGACATATTTCTTCAATACTGAATGAGCGTGACTCAAGCATCTGAGCCGCTTCAGGGTCCATGGTAATGCCGTTAAATTTCAGATCGTTTTCAAGGATCATCATTTTCCCGGCGTTTTTCGAGCCCTGAAACATCGTCAGGTTATCCCGCAGACGTTTACGCTGCTCCGGCGTCAGGGTTTTATCAGTTGAAAAAAAACCAGCAGACTGAATGCCGTTATCAAAAATTTTTCCGGCTGCCTGCTCTACCGCCATAGCTGAACCGAAAACTTCACGACCGGTCATAATTGGCATCAGACCACAGACACCATCAAGACCGAAGCCACGTATGTGCATCATACTTTTGACCGGGATGATGCGTTTAACGCCATTCTCGGTGTAGATGTACTGAAGTTCGCCACTGTCCAGGCGCTTAACCACCATGCACTGAGGCAGGAGTGGAATGAGGGAAACCAGCTTATTCCCTATCATTTTCTTTTCAACGAACGCATTGCCGCGAAGGCAGATGCTCGCTACCACCATGAGCATAAAGCGTGAAGGAGTCATTTCGCTGTTCGGGCGGCGGCATAAGACCTGATAGGCGGGGTGATCCTTAGCCAGCTTTCTGGAGCCATCATCCTCACGCAGATAAACCTTCATCGGCAGCGTTGAAACTGATTCACTTAACAGGCGAACACATGCCCATGCAGCTGAGAGGCCAATGGCTTTTTCTGCTGACACGGTCTGACCGCTGCTACTTTTACCAAGCCAATCAGCGAAAAACTCTCCGGTTGTAAGGCTTATTGGTACGCCCAGCCAGTTGAGTAATGCGCTTTTCACCCGGCCAGGCTGCTTATTTTCCTTCATCAGATACCTACCATGATCGGGTCATCAAAAAAGTCATCAGGATCGCCGCTTTCAACCAGCACAGCATCCTCTGCTGAACCAATCGCCATAGCAGAAGCCACCACGCCGTCGATACGGCCGGTGCTTTTCTTTTTGGCAAATATGCGGTTGTCCTTCTGGTCGGCCTCAAGCACCGCACAGGCGGCATTCCAGCGCAGACAGGGATTAGGCCGGATAACGAGTACCCGGTTGTTGAGGTGCTCCTCAAACAGTTCAATAGAGCGCGGCATCCAAAGCCCGGACTCCTGCGCCTTATAAAAGCCCTGACCATGCGGAACAAGGTCAACGCTAACTGACTCACTTTCGAGTTCGGGCTCCAAATACTTGATGCGGTACTGGTCAAACGCGATGCACTTAATATCGTATCTGGCCGCCAGCTCACCGATGCGCACCGCCACAAAACCGTAGTTGACCGCTTTACCCGGCGGCGCATGAATAAATCCGTTACGCAGCCATGCATCATAGGGAACGTGGTCAGTTTTAGCGCGCTCAAGCAGCGAGTCTTTTGGCGTCCAGAATTCAACCAGAAGCTTTTTGGATTTCGGAAAGTAAAGCGCCAGTGCGGTCAGGTCACGTGAGCCGGACAGGTCCAGTCCGCCATAGCACTCTTCGCCCGCCAAATCTTCGGGATCAAAGTCCTGTTCGCAGTTCATCCAGGTGTCGCTGTCAATCCAGGGATCGGATGCCTCAACCCACTGGCAAAAATTCAGACGCCGCACAATACTTTCTTTTGAAGGCATGCCGCGCGCCTGCGTCACCTGCTCCCGCAGATACTTATCAGTAAATGTCTGCCCCAGCGACGGGTTAGCTTTGCCCCAGCAGGTTTCATCTTTAAACGGGTCGTCGCCCTCATCCAGTGAGCAGATGAAGCTGAAAAAGCTGTCATCCACCAAATCACCAGCGGAAACCTTGCGTCCGTATTCATGATATTCAAAACAGACGCTGGTTTTATCGTGTCCGCTGTTGGTTATCAGAAACATCAGTGCCTGACGACGGCCCTTAGTTCCGGCGCGCATCATCTCAACAACGGCATTTGTTTTATGCTCATGCACTTCGTCAATCAGTGCGCCATGCGGTCGCGGGCCTGACTGACCATCATCGGAGCTGATCGGCTTGAAGAAGGAGCCTGTCTGCAGAAACGCCAGGTTCCAAACGTTCAGGCCGGTGCCGGACTTGGTGATGCGCTGTGCAAGCGCAGGCGACTGATCAACCATCGTCACCGCATCACGAAAAAGGATCATCGCCTGGTCTTTTTTCGTGGCCGCTGCGTAAACCTCTGCGCGCGGCTCTTTGTCCGCCATCAGCAGATAAAGGCCAACACCGCCCGCCAATGGCGACTTACCCGACCCTTTACCTGACTCGATGTAACTCATTCGAAATCGGCGCGTACCGTCCTGCGCCTTCCAGCCAAATAGAGAACCAACGATGAAACATTGCCACGGGAGCAAGATGAAGGGCTTTCCCTCATGTTCACCGCCGTTTAGCTTCAGAACTTTTGCGAAGAATTCAACGACGCGTGTAACTGCTTCAACGTCCCAGAAAAGACCACGTTCAGGCCCCTCTTCCAAATCCCGGAGGTGGCGGGCGCATGCGGCGCGGATGTCTGGTCCGGCAATAACCGCCCCGCTGGTAACGTCCTTTGCATACTGCGTCGCCGGATCAACCGAAGAACTGGTTGAGCGGGTCTTCTTCTTTTTCTCCACCATTCACATTCACCTTTGACCGGGCAGCTGGTGTAAGGCCGAACTCCACCAGGTAACTTTTGAAACGGCGATCGGTGTCAGCCAGCATGGCTACAGCCGGGTTCGCTTTAATTAAAAAATCACCCATCTGGGTTTTAGTCGTATAGGTGCGCCCCTCGATATCCACTATCTGGCGAAGCTGTAAAATTTCCGCATATAAATCGCAGAGACGTTCAAGCGCCAGGGTATCCGCTACCGTGAGCACTCCCATGCCGTCAAGAAGGACGGTGAGTTTGCCCCAGGCCGTTTTACCCCAGTCAGTAAGATGCGATGGTGGGCTTGGAATTTCGCGGGCGGGCTTGGGCTCATTCTTATTAAGCGCACGCTTACCCGGATTGCCGGTTACAACTTTCAGATGGGTTGGTTTTGGTCGTCTTCCGGCCATATCCAACCTCCAGAAAAAATCTTTTCATTTCGCGGTTGTGCGTAAAAAGGGGGGCGGGCGGTCAGGAAGTCGATAACCCCTGAAGTCTTTACCTCCCCTCCCCTGATGTTGATAATCATTCTCATCTGTCACCTTGGGCCATCAATCGGTGAAGGTGCTAATGATATTCATTCCCATTTGACTTTCGCTTTTGGATTACCTTCACCTGCCCCTCACTTGCGCCAGTGCGACTGTGGGTCCAGTGGCAGCCCGTTCTCATCGCACCCGATCACGTGACCGCGCTTCTCTTCGCGCTGCTTGGTGGAGTCGTGGTGCTGCTTACAAAGGGGCTGCCAGTTGTCTTTATCCCAGAAGAGCTTTTGAGCCTTTGCTATCTCTTCCTGCTTGCCGCCGTTTATGGCTTCTTTCAACCTGTGTGGCTTGATATGGTCAACGACCGCAGCAGCCACCGCTCTGCCCTGCCGGTGGCACATAACGCAGAGTGAGTGTGACTTCAGGAAAGTGAGCCTGGCTTTGTCCCAGCGGCTGTTGTAAATGCGAGGTTCAGTCATGATTAATGAGCATCAGTCCGCGTCTACGCCTGATGTTATCAATCGCTTCCCGGCATTCATCTGGGGTTAGCTTCTCTGCGATCACTGTGTAGCGGTCATCAAGAAACGTTACTGCTGTTTTTCCTTCAAGCTTCATCAGGGCTACATCGGCAAATCTTTTGTTGTAATCATCCAGGATATTAGCAATGCAGCCAGCTAAATCAGTGATATCCCGATCTAATGAATATCCAACGATTTGGCTTTCAGGGGTATTTAAATACCCTGATGGAGTTTTGATAAGCAGCCACCCACCAGCCAACACAGGTTTTTCAATGGCAGTAATGGTATGAACAGGACCATCCTTCGTGCGGAGTTTAACTTTGTAAGATTTAATCTCTCTTAAAATAGCCATTTGAAGTTTCCTGCTGGTTAGACATGGTTAACCCTCGGCAATGCCGTGACCGGCAACCGATGATTCATTGTGTTTATGCTGAAAAGTGAACTCAGTGAATGCAGTTTTTAGTGCAAAATAAAAAACCGCCCGAGGGCGGCTTTTGAATTATCTTCCTGATCTGATGGCTTCCTTTATACGTTCATCGGGAATTTTGTCAGACCAAATAGAAATATGATGTTGCTGACCATCTAAATCATAGGGAACAATCGGAAGTGTTAAAACTGAACCGTTATCACCATGGAAAATGGCCTTATCATGGTTTTCTTCAACATTAATTACCTGAACGATATCCCCAGGCAAGATAGCAGTAACTTTTTTTGTCATGAGTACTTCCTTTAAAGAAAATGGGATTTAAGTATATCCTATTCATAAATAAATCTTCATTATCTTAAGCAATACTCACACTGTGCTCTCATCATCAGGCGCACTCGTAAATGCGCCTTGTGACGGTCACTCAGCAATCATCATCCGGCTTTGCAACAGAACGACATGCAAACATGCATGCTTTCTGCATTTCTGTTTTCGCCATCGCTACCCAGCGCGGGTCGGCTCCTGTTTCTTTTGCCGTGTCCAACAGGTTTAGGAAGTGGCGGCTTACATCTTTAAGACGGTTCATCACTTCAATGTCACCAGCCGTTAAAGTTCGGTAACCCTTTACAGTGCTTCCGTCCTGCGGTTTAGCTTCACTCATCGTTTAATGCCCTCTTCAAATTTACGTATGGCTGCTTTGTCGATATTGCACTGACCTAATGCCGTTAACAGGTTGGCATTGAGCACAAGGCTGTCTTGCCAGAGCAGCGGTGTTGGAATAGGTGGTATGGGCGTTGGTGCAGTCAGATCAGCGCTTATCTTGAGTTGAGGCACCGGAACGTAAACTGTCCGCGTACATCCGGAGATTGTCAGCAGCGGCAACAGGAACACCAAGAACAGCACACCCATCGCCTTTAACCGCTTCGCGAATGTAGACCACATGCGTTTCACCCTTTTGCTGCAATGATTGACGATCGGCATTAGCCGCCTTTGATATGTCATAAAGGAGGTTGATAGCTGCCGTGGCGTTTTTGGTTATTGCCTTCTCTGATTCAAGGCTTCCTTCTGCCCTAACAGCCCTTTCGTGATAGTCATTCGCTGACATCGCGAAACCCACGCACAACAGCATCAGGCCTGCCACCAGAACAGCCCGCCAGTTATCTACCAGCCACTCCCCGGCTAACGCCATCATACGAGTACCGATTTAGCCAGGTTATAACGCTTAGTCCGGTCTTCAATACCGTTCTGCCCACCGTTGATGACCTGAGTACATTTGATAATCGCACCAGCCCACTTAAGGCAACCTTTCGACACGAAGAACCATGCCGCCGATCGGGCTGCGTTCTGGTCCTGCTCTATCAACTCCGGATTACTCACCAAATCCAGCTTGATGCCGTTACCCGTGGCGCGGTAGTTATCAAGGAACGTTGTCTGGATAAGCCCACCACCGCGATACTTCCACCCATCGCCGGGCTGGTTGTTGCCGAATCGTTTCTGGTAAACCAGATTGGCAATCGCCCGCTGCCGTTCTAATGGCAGAGCATTCTCTCCGGGCTTACGCCCAAGCATCAGGGCCTGTTCTTTAGTAAGCCTTGCCGGCACGAACGTGGCGATCAACGACTGAACGCTGTAGTTGAAGTTCTCGCGAGCGGCAGTGAACTCATTTGATTCATGCCCCAACTGCGCGATGAACATTGCTTTTTCCAGCGGGCTGTTAATGCCAAACTCAGTCATTGCCGCATCAATATGCGGATACCAGCGCGCAGCTAATCCGGCGCTGATGCCAGCCGCCCGTTGAAATTGGTTTAGGTTCATTGTGGTCTCAATACGTGAAGTAGCTGAGCCACATTCCCCCGTGACCGGAAGACGGCAGCGCAGATGATGAGGTTAATAGCCACAGCGGCCCAGTGGGGCGAACCGTAACAATGGAAGAAGAACCGGAAAGGCACCGTCGCATATGACAGGACCAGCAGATATGCCAGCCAGGATGCCCACCAGTTATGTTTTGCCCCCGGCTTACGAAATGCCATTAAACGGACAACAATCGCAGTGCACGTAATTACGTTTGCGATCAGTAGCGGATCACTTATTGCCATTGGTTCCCCCTCTCCATCGCTGTAGCCAGGTGGTGGGGTCTTGCTCAAGGAAGAAGGTCAATGTCTTGATGGCCACAGCTGAGATGATTACTGCCCCCAGAGAATCAAGCGGCTTATCACTGTAGCCCGACCATAACGACAACTTTGAACCAACTAACCCAGCACCATAGATGCCAACGAAGTATGAAACGAGAAAATAGGCTGCACGCCGTATCAGAGTCAGGTCAGCAGCAGTAGCAACGTAGAAAACTGCACCTGCAAATGCGCCGAACACCACACCGTAGTCTGTGCCGGTGAACAGTCCAAAGATGCTGGCACCGGTTAATCCTGCCGCCGTGACAACCACTCCTCCTGATAGCGGATCGGACATTTCGCCCCCTTATGCTGTAGCGTCCTCTCAAGGATTGAGGGGCATAAAAAAGCCCCGGCTTATGCCGAGGCTGGATTTCGTGGCCTATTAGTGGCCTGTAGGTTCCGCTAAAGAACCTTTTTGAGGTTAAGCGTTGTGTCTAAGTGACCACCCTTAACACGTTACATTGCTTAATGCGTAACGCATGAATTTTTTTGCCACAAACAAAAAAGGCTGCCAGTGGCAGCCTTTAATGATCATGTGAGTTTCTAACCGCAAGCAACTTGCTGGTGATGAACTTCACAAGGAGAGATTCTGGTGATGTGTTCATCCCGGCTTTCGAGTTGCTCGAGCTGCACCCAGGTGGTTCCGAACTTAGTCATTGGAGAACCGCCGTTTGCGAAAAGAGATGTCATGAGCGTTTCAGCTTCAATCATCATCTGCTCTGTAGTTTTCATATCAACTCCTCAAGGGAACCCGTTTCATATAAGTATAGTGCTTTGCAGCTTCTCAACTATCACTATCGGATAGAAAAAGAAAAAGTTTACGAATGTAAACTGAAACGGTGACGTAAATGTAAGCTAGGTTACTTCGAATAACAAGCATCCTGGTTGTTTTTTTACTTCTACAAGGGTGTGAATCGGAAACTGCCCGTTTCCAAACTAGCACTCAGAACCATGGCGTGACAGTATCCATCGTAGTTACCATGAAGTTCAAAACCACTATCAACATAGTACTGTTGTCGATTACTAACTGGATTAACCAGAGCTATCCTATCAACATCCAATCCTTGTTGTTTGATGAAACATGCGTATGCGGCCAAAACTTCAACAACCAAAGGGAGAAATTGTCTATTCAGATCCTCATGAGAGTCTCTAACTTTTTCCATGTAATGAACTTCTAGAGCCTGTCGTGAATCATTGTAGCCGCCAAAAACATAACCAACCATCCTAGTCCGGTAGTAAACAACAAAGCGCACTGGATGATGATAGTCGTATTCGCAATATGGAGGTATGACCAATCTTGGCACCCAAAGAATTTTTCCAAGTCTGTTCAACTCATCCAAATCGCTGAGTATGGGCTGGGTTGGGACTTCGATGAACAGAGAGGGGTCAGGAAATCGAGCCCTCAACTGCTGTGCTGCTGCATTGAAAAGTGTCGGCTGTACTGTCTCAAACTGACTTAAGGCCATCCGTTAATAACCCCACGCTCTAAGAATGCTCTTAATTTAACATCATTTATTTTTAAGTGTTAGCACCAATTCAAATCTTACTAAGATTAGAAAATAAGCCTAACACTGGCTAAAATTTTGTCCTAACTATCCATGTCTAACTTAACGTCCTTCATGCATAAACATCCTTCAATGAAGCCCTCAGCTAACTGAAAGGTAATCCTAATCATGCCTTCCGATTTTTTCATTTGTCGGGCGATTGCTCGTTTAGGGACGTTTTTCACATAGTGGTCATGAAGAAGCTGATACTCATTGGGTTTTTTTGATTTCAACCTCCCTAAACAAGAGTCGATTATCAATCCATCAGCATCACTACAACTTGGCATGTCGTAATCTTCTGGAAGGAGCCCTTTGAACCCGGCTGCGATGGGAGAGTAATCCGTCTCATATCGATGCCTAGACCAGGCTCCCCAACGTTCAAGCACTAATTGAATATCACGCATCTTTGTCTCCGCTATTTTTTGCCCGTGGCGATCACGCCCAGTGACAGGGCTCTGTCGAGCGTTCGCAAAAGCATTTCTGGCTGAGTGCCGTACTTCGCTTCAAACGACCGCATGTCCACATGAAGTTCATCGTGATGCGCTCTGCATAGCGGTATCACGAATAAGTCATGCGCTTTGGTTCCCGTTCCACCCTGGCCGTAACCAATCAGGTGATGAGGATCATCAGCAGGCTTGCCGCAACAAAGGCAAGGCTGCGATTTTGCCCAACGGGTATACTTTTCATTGGTCCAGCGACGGCGCTTTGGCCTTAACAGGAATGTTTCTGGTGTCTCCGGATCAATGGCCATCTCCAATACATGCTTAGCCTGTTCCTCCAGGATGCTGGTTGCCGTTCTGGAAGGTGCAATCTCGGACTCACGCATTACGCCGGTTGCTATCTTTTCTGCGCGCATCTTCAAAACCCGGCGTGCTGCCGGCTCAGGCATCAAATCGATAACATTTTTGGTAGCAGCCCACCAGCAGAGTTCTGGCAGTGTCAACTGATGTCCCTCTGGCAGATGAAAAGCCACCAGCGCTGACTGGATAACCCACTTAGCGGCGTTGACCTGAGATATTGCCATGAGTTTTGGAAGCGAGGCCATCTCACGCAGTTCATTATCGTGATGCCAGCACAACCTTACCGCGCCGTCTTCCGTTCTCAAGATGGCGTGATCTGTGGAGTGCCAGTCTCCGTGCCACTGACAGCCGTTGGTCTCTTTGAGATGATTCTCCAGCGCATCAATCCCGCCAGCGGCATTTATCACCCTCTGATGTGTGAAGAACGACAATATGGCCGGATCGTCCAGCAGCGGCTGGCCTACATCAGCAACTGCTCCGGAGGCATGACTCTGCATGTATTCAGGTTCACTACTGATAAGGATTCGCCGTTGGTGAAACAAAGGCATCAGCTCCCGGCCTGGCTTCAGCAACACCACGCCGAGATCGGACTGTACACAGGGCTTGAGTAAAGCTCGCATCAATACCCCTTATGCAGCACTGGAGCTGACCATTAAACGGATAAGCTCTTGCGCCTTCGTATTGTAGAAGTGAGGCTGCGTCTCTCTTGGATTGTTGGGGCTGGTGATGTTCTTACCGAACGCCAGCCCTTTACTGGTAATGGACCAGAACAGCTTTACTCCGTCACAAGCGCGTGATGAATTGCTTGGCCGCGACATGCGCTCAACAATCCCAATCTCTTTTAAGCGTTGGAATGCATCAGCTGTGGGCAATTTGATGCCATGTTTCATCAGCAGTGTGGTCAGAGCCATTGTCGGACGACTCGATCCATCTACCGAATCGGATGGTGCGTCGATAGCGTATGAGGGCATCATGTTCGGCAGACCAGCGAATTCCTGAAGCTTTTGATATGCGCCCAGCTTTGAAGAGTTTGAGAAGTTGAGCATGCGTGATGCTGATTCAAGGAGGATGACACCCGCCTGCACCTGGTCAGAACGCTGGCTAATCTGTTGCCCGGTCACCACTGCGTCAAAGGTTCGGATGACCTTCAGATTGAATACCGCACTGATCCACATGGCATACGCATACACCAGCTCTTTGCTGACGTAGGTTCCCTGGTTGGGTCCGCCACGAATCGACTCCACCGACCCGATGCTCAAATCTGAGCAACGGTCGATTTCTGCACACAGTGTCTTGATGTTCTCCTGACGGAAGAAGTTCGCCGGCTTATGCCGATCCTCTCCACCAGCAGCACGGTGTAAATCATTCAGGCAATAGCGCCCTGAGTTATCCTGGCGTACAGAAACGCCATCAATTACGAGTAACTGATTCATACTTGTCTCCGCTTATTGTGATTACGCTCGCCTGCATGCAAAACGTAACGAAGTGACTGTATAAATATACATCCCTGGCCTTATTCGGACAACGTGACATCGTTGTTTTTACGATGAAATTCATTGATCGTCACCTCCGCCTTACCGTGACATGTCACATCGCCCCATTCCACTAACATCCGCTTAATCTGACTGTCATCAGCCCATACTCCGGCATGTGTCAGGCTATCGAATAAGGCTTTCTGGAAGTTGTCTAAATCACGCTTAGCGCGGGTCGGTGGGTAAAGGATGACGTGGATATCAATTTCATGGGTGATTGGCTGTGGGCGGCGTTTAAGTTGCTCCCAGACTGAGGCGATTGCATTGACGCGGTACGTGCGCCCTCTTGCGCTGATTAGCGTTCCCTTCCCTGTGGAACGCCAATACCCGTTAACGCTTGGTGGAAATGGCAAGGTTAACTTCAAGCAACCCTCCCCGGTACCAGCTGGATGCTGTTCTCACACTCATTGCCCCATATATCCCATCCCTCTGACGGGCGGCGGGCGAACAGTTCAATACGAGGCACATCGCCATACAGCTCTTCAAGCCTGAATCTGGCCTCTGCCGGTTTGGTACTGTGCTCACCCTGGCATGAGTAGATCACCTGCTTTACCGATCGGCTACTTCTCTCCAGCCCCGTTCCCCGGACTGCCACCAGCGCAGACTCCTGATTACCCCGCGTGTAATTGCCGGGATTCATTCGGGTCTCAGCGTTAAGCATGTTCAGCAGCTCGGTGAAGTCGAAGATAGTCTGCTCGGTAATCGCCTTGTTGAAACGCTGCTCAGCCAGGGGGTTAAACTTCACCCATGTGAAGCAGAACATCTGCCGGACATCGAAACCCCATGCCTCTGCCAGTTCACGCGCCTCTTCAACGTGTGTCCCGGTGTACCACATCACCAGGACAGAGTTATCTTCAGCAAGCTCCCAAACGGGGAGCCTCTTCAGTTCGGTAAGGTTCATGGTGTTGTAATGGCCATCGGCGGCACCGCGGCTAATGGTGTTGCCATACTGCCAGGGTGGATCAGCGTAGATAAGCCCATATTTCATTGAGCCGCCCCCGCCAGTTCGCCAATCGCCTGCTTCACCGCTGCCCGTAAGGTGCGAATATTCGTCCAGCTGGCGCTCAGGGTGCAGTTCAGTAACTTCAGGAATTCAGCAGCTGATTTGACGTCGCTCTGATTTTCCCGGTACACGGTGCTGAAGCGCTGGAACATCTCTTCCTGAACGGCCTCATCCTGATAGTTCTTATTCACCCACTCGCGCAGTTCGCTTGTGTTGCCATAGCTGTTGATGTAACTGAGAGCCTTGCGGATCGTCTCCTGTGGAATGACAACAGCCTCTGGATTTTCAACTGAGTCAGCGGCCCATGTGTGCGCATACTTCGACTGGCTGAAGGTGAACGCATCGATATCGCCGAACGCCGCAGCCGCACAGGCCCAGGTGGCCACACCACTCTGAGAGATAATTTCAGCTTTGGTCAGCGGCAATGGGTTTTCAGTCACGGTGTCATCAGTACCGGCTTCAGGTGCATCACCCTTAACCCCTTTACGGTACTCGGTCAGGATGGCGGTGATTTCATCCATCAGTTCTTCACGCACCACCAGCGACTTGCACCCACCTGACATCATCCCTACTTCGGCATCCACCAGCAGTTCGACAAGGCGGCGGGCTTTGATGGCGCTGAACTGAGGTATGGCAGCGGCTTTGGTCAGTTTCTTCTTGCCGGCTGCTTTAGCCTTAGCCAACTCCTGCGTTGCAACACTGCCCGCTTTGGTACCGAATTCACGGGACATCGACACTGCTGTGGTTGCGGCCACTTCTCCGGCACGAACCATACCGATTAGCTCGTCACCGCAATCCAGTAACTGAAGATGATGCTCAACGTCAGCTACCGAACGTTTTACTTTTTTAGCAATCTCCGCTTCAGTCCAGCCCTGATTCATCAGACGCTGGTAAGCAGCGGCTCGTTCCAGCGGCAACAGCGCACGCCCCTGAGAACTGGTGACCATCAGCGCAATGCGATCAGCCTCTGACCCTTTAGCGTCTTTGCATTCCAGGCGGGCGACTTCATGGCCAGCTTCAATCGCCATCAACGCGCCGTAGTAGCGATGGTGACCATCAATGATTTTAAGACCCTGCTCGGTAATCTGGACAATCAGTGCCGGGACTTCTTCGCCCTGAATGAACGCATCACGGAATTCTTCAACGTGCTGCTGGTCAATCTCACGAACGTTGTAGCCAGGCTCGACGTAAAACTCTTTCAGCCCTGCGAAATAGGTTTTTCGTGGGACGATATCGGTTTTTGAATCGTCGCGGTTCTTGTGTACTACTGAAAGTGAAGTCATTTGCTTACCATCTCCATAACCAGAGCCAAAAAGAGCAGAGCAATCAATACGCTTGCGATGCGAATGCTGTGATAGAAAACCTCATGCCGGTTTAGGTGCGCCCGTAGTCTGCTTTTCATCAGTCCCTCCACAGGTCAATGGCCGGAACGGACACAGAATTAACGCTGGATACATCAGTCAGAATGCCAACGCATCCATGGCTTATGCAGTACTCCCGGCGTGAAGCAGCCTTGTCTCGGGCCTCTTCGTTGATGGTTGAATCCATCGCCTGAAGCCATTCACGGGCCGCACGTCGCCATAAACCACGCTTCTCCAGTTCAACAGCCTTCGCACGGTGCGTTTCATACTTAGGTCCGAGGCATGCCCGATCGGATTCCAGCGGTAAGCGGTAGAAAAATGGGTGTGCCTTACGCGCATAGCGGGTCACAACTTCTTGCGTGTAAAGCTCGGTCATCAGCGGCTGGATCATGCGCTTTGGTATTCCGGCACCGTTGGCGATCTGCGTTGATGTGCAGCCAGGGTTTTTTCGGACAAACTCGACAGCCAATTCACGAATATTCATGCTGCGTTACTCCCCGATGTGCGCTGTGCGCAGTCTCTCCAGATGCTGTTCCAGCGGCTTACTGCGAAACTGGCATTCATCGAACGAACGTTTGCCCTGCTGGCTTCAGCCTTAACCATTTCTTCCAGCTGGCTTGGATTTCTAAGAGGTTTTCCGCTGCCAATGAAGCGGCGGTAGGCTGCGTCACGTTCGGTGTGGTCTTCACGCTTGTTGCCGATGGTTTCGCCGTTCTCCCTGACCCACTCCCCGTTTACGCACTTTGGTCGGCCTGCTTTGAGCCAGCCGTTAGCGCCGCTGAGGTATCCTTGAAACTTCGTTGGCTGGAACATCGTCGTGGGGCGAAGGTATTCAGCCATCTTCAGGTCATTGGCCCACTTGGCATTCAGGTAATCAGTCGTCAGGATCAGCTCGTCAGTGGTAAACCCTTCACCCAGCCGGGCCCGGATGTTCTCCATCGAAGACTTGCTTACCTGGTATCGCTGTCCGGTAACCCGGTTGAGGTGGGTTAATACCTGCTTAGCCATGTCAGTCAAAACCACTTCAGGGTCGGTCTGCGCAGCAGGCTGACAAGAAGTCTTTTTATCTGATGGTTCTTGTTTTGAATTTACTAACGGATCGCCCCCAGATTTCAGAGGGTCAAAACCGTTTTCACGCTGGGATTTCGACGGGTCAGATTTTGATGCCTCAAATTTTGATGCGTCAGATTCTGAGGTGTCAGATTCTGGCGGATGAACTTTAGAGGCAGCAGCACGCAGTTTGGCAACGTTCAGCTGATAAACATTCGACGCGTTCCGGTTGCCCTGGCGGCGCTGACGCCGGCTTAACCATCCATCCTTCACCAGCTTGCCGATCGCGTTGCGCACGGTGCTTTCACCAGCGCCAATCTGACGCGCAATAGTTGCCACGCTTGGCCAGCACACGCCTTCGTCATTACACCAGTCAGCCAGTCGAGCCATGATCACCACCTCCGACAACTTCATGCCAGACAAAGCGCAGCCGTCCCAAACGTATGCGGATAACTTAACGCTCATATAACCCTCGTGAATTTCTTGATGAAGAGTTCCAGAGGCTGCATGCACTCATACGGATACCCTTCACGGAGGTAGATGACTTGCTGGTTGATACGGTCCCAGCGGATAACAGTGACCAGAACGCCGCGATGGTCCCGGTATTTCCTTTTGAGGTTTTGGCTGTCTTCATCCACGCAGCCCTCCATCTGATGCCAGTTCGTTGACCTGCTGCCAGACCTTCATGATTTCTACCCGTGACTCTTCAGCCTGGTAGTTGCTGTTCACCGCTTCGCCAGTTAATCTGGACTCATAGCAATACGGCACCGGTGATTTACCACCCGGCAATGGCTTACAACGCATTTGCGGTATGCCAGCTTTTTTAAGTAAACTGTTCATGTGCTTGTGTCTCCGCTAAAAGTGACTTAAGTACGACGATGCCCGGGAGCTGCAATCTCCTGGGCATCAACTTTTCTGCCCACCATCAAATCTGCTGCATCGGCCTGCATACCGTGCAACGCTGCCCAGGTCAGTACACCCTGCATGGTGTAGCGAATGGACTTCATAACGCTCTGTGTTACTGACTTCAGTTCGTGATACTCAACCACCCCATCCTCTTCAGCATCCAGCTTGCCCTGCGCCGCTAAACCTCTGGCAGCGTCTGCGTGCATCTGCAAAGTGAACAGGTCCACGTTATCCACCAGCTCAGGATTCGGGTTATCTACCACCAGCATCCCAAACTGAGCAGCAAAGTAATCAGCCAGGAATGGATGGCCTACCACGTGCTGCATGAACGCCAGCTGGTCCATATCGAAGAACCGGGTGCCGTTTTTCATGTGCAGGCGGTTGTTAAACTCCCCATATTTCAATCCCATGAATTCAGCAATCTCTCTGTTCGTGCCTTCGTACTGCTTACATGCCTGAATCACAATCTGCTGTAATTCCACCATTTGCCTTTACCTTTGGTAGTTATCAGGCTTTCGCCGATCGGTTATGGTTTGTCTCATAGAGCGTTGGCTCATAACGCAAAGCTCCTTTAGTAATTCGTTCGAGACGCATCGCCTGTTTTTCAGGGATTACACTGCCCCAGCGAGAAATTGCCGGGTGTTTAATACCTAAAGCATCGGCGGTTTTCACAACGCCACCGAAATGCTGAATGACAAGGTTTTTGTACATTTATGTCTCCTCTTTTGGAATTAGATGAAGGTAACAAAAGTTACCAAATTACGCAAACATCTTTTACATCGGATTCGCGTAACATTGGTTACATGAAAACCGAGATGAATGATCGAATTAGACAGAGACGTACCCAACTGGACTACACACAGCAACAGTTGGCTAAGCTACTGGGAGTTAGCCGGGTATCTGTAACCAAATGGGAGAACGGAACGGTTAGACCGGCAGGTGAAAACCTTCATCAGCTGGCGAAAACTCTTACCTGCTCTCCAGAATGGTTGCTCTATGGAACGGGTGATCACGTCAAGGATGATACAAGGCTAAAACCAATCTCTCCGCCGATGATATCGGTGCCTGTCATATCTTCCGTTCAGGCAGGTGGCTGGACTGATTCGTATGCAGCAGCTCGGCTGAGTGATGTAATCAGATGGTGCTCTACTACTGTGAAGGTTTCTGAAGATGCATTTGCCCTGGACGTCAGAGGCGAATCTATGACTAATCCAAATGGGTATCCAAGCATCCCGGAAGGTTCTACTGTCATAGTGGAGCCGAACTATGGTTCGTTTGATGATCTGAACGGTAAAATTGTTGTGGCCGTTATTGATGGCAGTTCTGATGCCACCGTGAAAAAAATGGTGGTTGATGGCCCTTACCGATATCTGATGCCCCTTAATCCAATTTTTAAACCGATCCAGTGTGACAATACCTGTCGCATTCTTGGCAAAGTCGTTCAGGTAGTCCAAGAGCTTTAACCCTCCAAACCCGTACCCACGGGTTTATTTTCGCCCCCAAAGGTAACTCTTGTTACCAAATCCATTGACAACAACTGTAACTTTAATTACCTTTAGCTTTACCAGATGGCTAACAGGTGTTACCAAGCCATCTCCATAGGTTCAAATGCTGTGTGTAGTGAAGATGGGGAATTTTATGGCCGATGGTGCGAAAGGTAGAAAGGTGGAAATTTTGGTGAACGGTGCACTATTGGCATCTATCAATACCGAAAATGCAGTGGCAGCTGATTACCTCAATTTTTTGGCGGCCGCGAACAATGCCATCAGTCACACAGAATCTCTTGAAGCAGAAGCTAACTGTTCGGGAAAGACTATCAAGCATGCTGGGTTCGCGACCTTTGGATCAAAGAAGATTACAGGTCCCATAGCTCCTCAATGAAGGAATCTACACGAATGATATGGGCACCTTTTGATTCCTTTAAATAATGAGCAATAACGTTTTCTGGAAGTTCTGTGTTCCATTTTTCAAAGCGGTCGTCGGGGAAATACTCGGAAAATATTTCTTCAATTTTGAATTCTGCGTGCTTGATGTCTGTAACTAACTTGCACTGGAAGAGGCATTGAGCAATTAAAGTTGATTTGAGCATCTGAGTCCGTTCTTGGTTGTGTGAGAGCTCCCAAGATACCACCGCCGCCTGAGGTGGAAAAGTTAGTCAGGCACTGATCTTAATGCTGTGTGTAGTCTTGGCGGGTATCCGGTTACCTCCTCACCAGGGAATTTATAACCCGGTTTACCCGCACTTTTTTCACATCAGGCAAGAGCATTTGCAAGGCGGGTCTTTGTTGAACGCTTTGAGACGCTAAGCGAACGCCCTTGCCGATGTGGGATATCCGGTGATAGTCAGGTCGATCCACCTGATGCAGGTTCAACTCCTGACACCACCTCACTCAGCGGAGACAGGCTGTGGATTAATGCAGTGATCCACCAGCCAATTAAATACACCAAGGCCTTCTGAATTATTGCCAATCTGGCAAGGGATTCGTGCAGCCTGAATTTGATAGGTACACACATGGCAGAAGTAGCAGAATTAACAACGTCAGAGCTGGTTTCAGAAGCTTTCGGTAAAGCAAAAGAGCTGGATAAATCCTTCCCGGATGTCTCCTGCCTGCTGCGTGCTCTGGCCGTTCGCCTCGATATTCGTCAGGCACTCGTTAAAGCCTCGCCTGATTCACAGGCTGAGCGCTTCCAGCCTGACTACATGATGCAGATGAACCATATGATGGCCTATATGCGGTCATGTCCTAATGGGCAGTATGTGAAGTTTGACTTACTGTCCACCTACATCGAGCAGAACGCCCACTTGAAGATGGTCCAAACCACACTCGCAATTGCGCTCGATCTGCCTGGCGAAAAGTCTTTTGCCAATGAAGTGATCAACCGAGTACTGAACGGCCCCACTCCGGGCATGGAGGGGTTCCCATGCAAACGCCAACCGATGCCATCTCAGTTGGATTCATAACCTTCAGCTACTGCCACCAGCAAGCCGGTTGGTTGTGTGCCGAATATGGGCTGGTCTCTAACCCCATCAAGGCCCAGAACCTCGCTGAAAAGCTGAACCAGCATCTTCATGCTCAGTATGGGAGCCAAATTTATGTCCACTAAAGCATCGCGCCATGTCAGGCGTCTTCAAATGGGATGCTGCGTACCTGTGAAGCTACACAATCGCGGGTATATGCACCTCATCAAATTCAATATGGGTGATTACTACGGATCGCTCAGCCTGTCAGCTCATGCAACCTTCATGAAATCGGGCGGTGCCAAATGATCCTGCGCCCATACGATAAAACTAAACCATTGAGTAAGCAGCCTTGGCTGTTCAGCTCTGCAAATCACTCTTGGAGGTAAGTTATGCGCGAAGCCCTTAGAGTCGAAGACACGTGCGGGGATGGCGACTAATGGCTAAGTCGCCTGCTTCGCGTAAAGCCGCTCAGCGTACACGGCAAGCTTCTAGCGGCGAGCGCAAGCTGGAGCTTATTCTCGATGAACAAGAACTGGCTATGCTGGACCACGATTGCCTTGTCCGCCGGCCAGGCCGCGAACCTTATGATCGTACGGAGCTAGTCTCACTGATGATCAGGAAGTATCACGCTGAATTGTTGGAAATTCAGCAAGCCTTAAACAAACGCCAGTGCGGTAAGTGTGGTGACAGGCTGCCGGTACAGGACTGCTGCTTCAAAAAGGAGGAGGATTGCTGGGTCAGCCTAGGATGGCATGAAACCAAAATAAAGTTGTGACATGTCACGGCCATCTTTAAAGTCGCATATATGCACTACCGGTTATTAGAGCAAGAGACAGGAGCAGTGTATGAGCGAGTTAACCCAAATTCAACAAGCCACACTGGATTACATCCGGAATTTCATACTAAGGAACGGTATTGCGCCAACATTATCCGAAATTGCTTCGGGAATGGGCTGGAAATCGCCTAACACCGCACAATTTCATGTTCATACGTTAAGGATAAAAGGGCACCTAAAGCGCGTTAAAGGCACAAGCCGTGGCTTGGTGCTAAGCGAAAGGGAAAATAACAAATTGTGTCACTGGTCCTATCATGATGATCCTGACTATCACTGGTCTGGTACATGCGGAATGGCTTGGCAATTCTTAGATGGCGGGCCGGTAGAAAATACATTCAGCTTTTGCCCGAAATGCGGAAATCCGATTGTGGTTCAGAAATCCGGAGAAAAACTATGAAAAAAGAATTTAAAGTATTACGACAAAGTAAGGGGAAAGCAGCATGAGCACTGACTATATGACAGAGCAGGAAGTTATGGCTGAAATCGGTAAAGCACGCACGGCATTGTGGCGTTTGCGTAAAAAACATGGCTTCCCATTGCCTGTTCTGACCCACCCGGCGAGATACAGCCGCAAGGCGGTTTTTAAATGGATTGAAGATGGCGGGGTTAACCGAGCTGTTTAACGTGCCAGAAGACTTTATCAGCGTAAAGCTCATAGGCTTTACGTTGCTCTTCCAACCAATCATGTTTGTTGTAAACAGCCATAACACCCCCGAGTTCATGCCCCAGCATCTTTTCGGTGACATGGGGCATGACTCCCTCTCCAGATAAATTTGTTACCAGTGAGCGCCGGAAATCATGCGTGCGCCATTCAGGTATATCAATCTTATTCCTGAGATTTTTCATGTACAAATTAGATGACGATCGGTCTATTGCCTTATCCAAATCTTGACCGGGGAACATCACTGGATTCTGCATAGAGATCAGGCGCTCGACATAAGGCTTTATTTGTTCAAATATCGGACGGCGAATGACATTGCCCATTTTTGAGTGCGCTGTTGGAGTGGTCCAGATTAAGTCATCCATATTGAACTCTGCATGCGTCGATAGCCGCAGTTCGGAGAGCCTGGCTCCCCAAAGTAACAACATTTGATGAAGTAACTTGTTGGAGGAAAATACCTTGTTATTTTCCAAAGCTAACCAGACCTTTGCCAGCTCTGTGTATGTTAAAACCCGAACACCTACATCAGGCTTTTTGCCGATATTTTTCACGCTTAACTTCAAAACTTCACAGGATGTGATCAGTTGCCGGCTGATACACCAGTTCATCACTGAACGAAGCTGGAGCAGTAACACTCGGGCCTTTTTTTTATTATTCTTTTCCTGCTTATCGAAGAATTGCACCCAAAGCGAAACGGGAATGCTGGATATGGGTACATCCCGAAATTCTGTGTACATGCTGTTGTACACGACCGATTTGTAGAGAATACGAGTGTTCTCTTTAAGACCGGTCACATACTTATCCCACCAAGCGTTAAGGCACTCAAGGAGAGTTAACTCTCCAGAGCTGCTGGCAAAATAGGTTTTTGGGTTAATGCCCTTAGTGTACAATGCGCGCATCTCGCCCACGGCGATACGGGCATCCTTCAGGGAAGTGGAAGGATAGCGTCCTACAGTGACTCGCGTAGGAGTTCCATTCCATCTATAACGATGCTGGAATGTTACGGTTCCTGAAGGCGTGATGCGAACGCTTAAGCCGTCACCATCAGTGACTTCAGCGGGGCCTGAGTAGGGTTTACCGTTGATGCTTCGAAGTTTAGTATCACTGAGAGCCAC